TGCACGACTAAACCGTTCTTCCATAAAAAACTGCGGGCAAATCTGGCTTTTTGTTTATGTCAAACAAATACCAAGCGCAGTTGTCTTTGCCAGTGTTTTTACTGCCCTCAATCCACTTAACCCTGCCAACGCTAACAATCTTTGAGCAATATGTAATGAGTGTTGCAGATTGTTTTGTGTGCATCCAATCAGCATCGAACAAAAACCAAGTCGGGCATACGCACATCCAAGACTCAATTAGTGGGTGCAAAATCTTTCTGTCCCACGGAGGATTAGTAATGCAAAAATCAACCGATTTTCCAACACTTGGCTTTATGTCAAGCGCGTTGGCGGTTCTTATGGTGTTGGCTTTTGGCTCAATATCTGCGGCATAATCACATTGGCCGCCGCAGTCCGTCAAGTTTGTTATGTGCTGGATGAGCCTGCCATCTCCAGCGCAAGGCTCAGCATATGTAAAAAAATAAGGCAGGTGCGCTATCAATGGCACAACTGCCTCAATTGGGGTCGGGTAGTAATCGCGAGGAACGCGATCAAATGAGCTTCGCTTTCCCATTAAAATATAATTGCGACCAGCATCATTAAACCAGCGCCGCTTGCGAAGCCAATGGCGCATCCAAGTGCGCCTGCAATGTGAATTTTACGCTCTACCTCTTCGTCAGTCATCACTCACCCTCATCAAAACAGTTATTCAACGGCTGAATAGGTTGCTTACTAAACACCCATCGCCACTGCCGCTTGGTGTAACCCGGAACTTCAACAAAATCACGCACGCGGTAAACCTTGTTCGCTTGCCACATTTTCTTGAGATAGCTTGACGTGCGAGGAATGCTGTCACCCAGCAGCTCAGCCGCCTCTGCTGCCGTCACGCGCTGGTCATACGGGATCAAAGAAAACAGGCGATTGCCTTGGTCAATGCTGTGTTGTTTGCTGGCCTCAGCTGCGCGCTGCATAGATGGGGCCACAGTTGTCGGCCTGCGCGGGCCAGATGGTAGAGCTTCACGTTTGCGCTGGCGATACATGAGCGTTTCAAACTCCCACAGGCAGTGGCCGTATGTAATTTCATAGCGCTCGTGCTTATCGGTTACGCCCTCCAGCTTAGCCCTCAATCGCTCTGCTGCATCTTTTTCATATCGCGCTTTAGCAGATCGAGAAGCGCTTTCTGCTCTTCTAGACGTTGCTTCAGATTGGGCCTCATCGCTGTCTTCTGCTCCGTCAGCATTATGCTGTTGTTGCGCTCCAGCCTTTTTATAATAATCTGAGTTTGGTCCGTACTCACGTTTTTTCCTTTCAAGTTTTATGTTCGCAGCCGAACAAATGCGATATATTGTTGACGGTGACACGCGCAGCAATTCTGCGGTTTCAATCTGTGACATGCCTTGCTGAGCGCAGTCAAGGACGTGGCGGGTGAGCGCATCTGGATCGTATTTCATTGGTAGTCCTCCAAGGGGTCTATCTGGCCTATGCCGTTGCAAACTTCGCATTCTTCCATGTGGCTTCCAAAGTCGCCATGCCAAGTTGAGCTTTGACGAACCCAAACATCGCGCTCAACTTCGCCCTCGCCATCGCATTCAGGGCAGTTTATCCAATCTTCCATAACCTTCCTCCTTATAAATTTTTGCATTTGCCTTCGTTGTCAGTGAACCACACATGGCCATCGTTTATAACCATATGGCCAGCGCCAATAAGCGCGTCTACAGCTTGCTTATATGTTGAGCGCGGATTTGCGGCTGAGGACACCTTGCCGATGAAGTGGTCTTTCAGCGTCTCTTCAGAGATAACCCAATATGTTCTTGGCTCTGGCCACCCAACCCCTCCGGGGTTTGGTTGCCCAACGCCCTCACCGCGCAGCTGCGTGAATACCTTACGAATTAGGACTTGGTTCTTTCCCTTGATGCGTGGCTTGTTGGCCTCTTCGATCTCGCTCTCAGTAGCCTGCACAACAGTACAAGTCGTAACGCTGTCACCATCCTCATCAACGCCAAGCTCGATGACGTTCAACTTAAACTGAAATATAACGCCTGTTTCCATGTCACGCTGTTTCGTGGCTTTTGCCGTGCGCAGGCCAGTGTTCTCATCGTAATCAAGCTCAATCTCTGTGTCGGTCGCGGCGCGTAAACTCGAATGCCCCCTGGCACCAGCAGCTTTGTCCTTGCCGGAGTGGTGAACAACGTCCAAGTGTGCGCTGGTTATCTCGCGCAGCTTGTCGCAATTGCCGATAAACTTTGTCATGTCCTCTGGCGAGTTTTCATTCCCGCCAGCCATTGAACGGCTGAGCGTGTCAACAAATATGCACTTCACCTGACCGTGCTTCTTAGACACCTCACGGCACAGCTTCTCAAGCACGGCCATGTCAACTTCGCCGTCAAGCAAGTTGACCGGGGCAGGGCGCACAGCCAGCTTCACGTTCTTATGCTCTGGATACTTTTTCTTCAGCGCGACAACGCGATTGTGGAACGCCATGCCACCCTCGGTTGCGAGGTATAAGACAGAGCCACCAATAACCTTGTGGCCATTCCACTCCTCACCGCAGGCAATGTGCCATGCAAGATCAAGGGCGAAGAATGATTTGCCAACATTTGACGGGCCATAGATCACAGACATCTGACCCTCGCCAAGCCAGCCCTTCACAAGATAGTTGCGGCTCAGCTGCGGGATGGCCTCGTCCGGCATGAAGATTTGATCCATGACGCTCTGCACGGTCAATGCTTTCTTCGCCGCTGCCGGGCCTTGGTTTACCCACACGTCAGAGTAATCCCATCCCTCCATGTCGGGCAGGATGTACTCAACGCCCAGCTCAGAGAATGCGCGCTCGCACTCCTTGCGCCCGGCATCGTCATTGTCGCCAGCAATGACAAGCTCGGCATCTGGCTTGGCTTGTTGCAGGTTGTCTATCACAGCCAAAATGTTTCCTGCATTTAAAGCAAACACGCATGGCTTGCCCGTGGCCTCATGCACAGTCGCGGCTGTTGCCCAGCCCTCTGCAACATATGCAAACTCACGAATGGGTCCGCCAATCACGCTAAAGTTGCCTATCACGGGCAGCTGGTAGGAAAACTTTTTCTTGCCGTCAGCGTCAATGAACTGCGCGCCAACGCGCCTGCCCTTCACGTCAATGATTGGGATGGTTAGCGTGTCGCCGTCAATCTTGGCGTTATGCAGTTTAATCTTTTTCTTCTCAAGGTATGGGTGACTACTCATAGGGTCACGCTCCGGCCATTCAATATCAACTCTCTTTACCTCCACTGTCGGCGTATGCCCCGGCTGGGGCCAGAGAGACATATCGCGCAGCCTGTCCTTGATGGCCTTATAGTCATTGCACTTGCGGCAATGAACCATGACCTCGCCTTGAAACTCTTTAATCCAAAACCGATCCGTGCCAGCGCAGGATGGGCATGGGCCATGATACTCGCCCTGCGCAGTCTTTTTCAACTCAAGACTGCGAATGATCGTGTTACCAAACTCCGACCAGCGAGCGGCTGGAAACTTGCTTTCTCTGTTCTGATCGGATAACATTTGCTTATCGCCTTTTCATTGTGGTGGGTTTCTTATGATATTGTGTGGCCCGGCATGTAAGTGTCGGGCCACACTTTTTTTAAATAGAGATTTTTATAACCTTTATTTGGTCATCTCTATTTGGCTTCGCCTTCTTCAACCTCTTAACCCTTTTAGGCTCTTCGGTATCTGAGTCGCCTATGAGCTTCCCGACCTTAACCATATCCTGTATCAGATTATTAGCGTCCGACTTTGATATGGGCATAGACACAGATGGTACACCTTCAACACCGCTCAATTGATGTGTGAGCTTGTTGATCCTATACATCTGGTTTGGAGTTGCATAAAACATTTCACTCATGCTGTGATCCAAACGCAGTACATGCCGTTGTGCTTCCGCGTCGTTGCGGGAATGCCCCTCCTGCGAAGAAGCCCGCAGAAATAAGTCTGCTGGCCTTTTTTCTTGAACTGAATGCAGTCGCCCACACCCGCCTGCTTTAAAACTGCATCATATCTTGACCCAGAATTGTTGCGCCCGTTCAAGGCTCTTGGGATTGGCATGTCTTTTACGATAGTAACTTCCATTGTGTTTTCCTTTATCTAATTGATTTAAAACGGGATTTCGTCGTCAAGGCCAGCATGTGCTGCTGGCGATGGTGTAGCGGCTGGCATTGCAAACGGATCATCCACAGCCGCAACTGGTGTTGCCGTTACGTTAGACGTAAAGCCGCCGGAGACTGAAGTGAACGGATCATCTGAACCTTGCATCTCTGCAAGCTCCAAGACCTGCACAGCGCGCAGCCTAAGCGACACGCCATTCAGGCTGCCTGTATTGTATGGCACAACAACCACAGCAACGTTGACCTTGCTTCCGCTGGTCAGCATAAAATCATCCGGCAGTTTATTGCGCTGAGCATCAACTTGCTTTGGTGGCTGTGTCTTGTCACCGCCGTAAGCACCTTTCAGCTTGCACTTGCCGACGACTTCGCCGTCGTCATTGCGTTTGTATGGAAGCATTGATGGCTTCTCTGGCCATTTGCGTTTTGTGTCCAACGCCGCAGCGTTAGAATACGCCTCCATACAGATACGATGCAGCTCCTTTGCCTTCTCATCGGACATTACGAAGCTCATTTCGTATGCTGCGCCGTCGTCAAACGCATCGCATTTCACCGACTTGTTCTCGTAAGTATCGAACTTGTAAGTGGAGTTTAGACGCGGGTAACGTGCGACGACTTCTGTAATCATGTGTTGCATTTTGCAACTCCTCTCAATGTTGTGCAGCACCCCTGCACTGGGATAGGTTAAAACGCTTCTTCACTGTCCATCCAAGCTGGCAAGTGGATCGTGTTTAAGTCAGGCCAATTCGTGACATATTCCTCAGTCTCAACCGCCTGCTTTATGTCAACCAATGCAGCAAGCATACGGTTGTGAGCGTGGCGCAAATACATTTCCGAAAGCTCGTGGCACGCAGTGACGTGCGGCGCGTCTTTCTCAATGCAGATGAAGATAAAGTTCTCCACACGAATGCCGTTCAGTTTCAAGACGTGCATGTAAAATGCAGCCTGCAAATCATATCCGAACTGACGCACAGAACGCTCAAAGCCTCTAGGTGATGCGTCTTGGGTCGTTTTGACGTCCAGTACAATGCCTGCGTTGCGCAGGAGGCCATCTGGGCGCGTCTTTAGGTCAATGTCAATGTCTGGCTCAGTGGCGAAGAATGAAGCCTCTGCCAGCATGTCAGGATTTGTGAGCAAATGATTTGCCATACGATTTTGCAGGCAAGCCTCAGCCATTCTGTTTGCCAGATCATAATCAGCCTCGGTGAGCAATATCTTGCCAGCAGCATCGCACTCATCTTTCAAGTCAGACCATGCCTTGCCGCGCCGTGTCTCAGGCCCGCGCACAACAAGGTCTCTCTCTGGCTCCAACAAGTAAGCGTGAACCGCGCTGCCCAATGCGAATGCCGGGCTTTCCTTACGTTCAGCGCCGAACAAGTGCGCAATGCTTTTGTTTGCTGCGGTTTTGATTGACGTCGAGCCAAACGCATGATGCGCGTGATACTCTTCGTTTGACATGTCTTCCGATTTAATAATTGTCATGTTTTCCTCCGTTTCCTCATTGTTCGCATATATGTTTTGCATATGCAATACCTAATTCAGGGGGGGGAACTTCTTTTATTTTTTAGAAGTTCTATTTTGTTAAGGGGGGTAACAACTTCACGAAGTCATTACCCCCTTAACAATGCTTGCCTATGTCACCTCAATAAATGTTTTAGCCGCAGCGGCCCACAGGATCATTGTTGGACGCTTCTGGCCCACGCGATTAAACACGTCTGCCTTGGCAATCTTGCCGGAGTTAAAGAGGCGCTGGGCTGCGTTGCCTGCGGTCTTGTGGTCAAGCTCAAAATAATCCGCCAGCTCTGCCGTTGTGTGATACCCGCCAGCAAGAATATAACGCATAATTTCTGCGTCCAACGCTTCATTATTTAATGTTTGCGATTTATCTATGATTGCTTTTTCGCAAACTTCATCCTCTGGCGCTTCTGATAAGCCCTCATACCATTCGTTCAAATGCTCTTTGCTTGTAACTTGGACAACCTCAACAGGGCGCTGCAACTTCACGGCCTGCCACGGCGTGCCTTTGTCTGACTTGTCTTGATAGTTAGGCACAAGCACAGCGTTTATTTCATCGCCCGGCGCAAGGTCAAAGCCGTCAGCGATGTGAACCGGGATAAAGACCTGCCCTTGCGTTTCGGTATCGCAGGCAAATGCAAAGCCATGTGCGTGCGCGTTTGTTATGATGATCTTGTTCATTTTGCTTCCTTCAATTTAATGCTGCGGGCAGTCG